TAAGCCAGGGCGCGCAGGCCAAGGAAAAACCCGGCCCGGAGGCGACGGATGAGGAAAAAGCCGCGTGGCGCGAGCAGAACAATGTTCCCAAGACGGTTGATGACTACGAGAAGAACCTCAAGGTTGCCGATGGTATGGTGCTGTCGGATGAGGACAAGGCGCTATTCCGGGGCTTCGCCGAGCATGTTCACGGCCTGGACTGGTCCCAGGATCAAGTCAATCAGGCCATGGACTGGTATTTCCGGCACGTTTCGAATCAGCAGGCATCGCGAGCCAGTTCTGACATCGATCATGCCGCTACTGGTATCAGGGCGCTGAAAGAGGAAATGGGGCCGGCGGACTACAAGCTGAGCATTTCGGCAATTGATGCCCTGCGTCGGCCGGAATATGAAGGCGACTCAGGCACCCTGTCTGAAATTCTCGATACCTACCGAGGACCGGACGGCCGGTTGCTGGGCAATGACATCAGGATGGTGAAGTTCCTGATGAACATCGGCATGGAAATTGATCCGCAAGCGAGGGTGGCGCCGACCGACCCGAACATGTCCGGCAAGTCTCTGGACGCCCGGATTGCGGAGATCGAGGCTATCCAGCGCGATCCCAAGCGCTATCAGGAGTACGATCGCAATCCGACTATGCAGGCTGAATACACCCGCCTGATGGAAGCGAGACAGAAACTTGCGTCCAGAAGGGCGGCGTAGTATAGTCCAAACCTTGACATGCGCCGGCTTCCCGTAAGGCCCCGGCAGCATGTCAACTAAACCGCACGACAAGGCGCCCCGATAAGGCGTTAGCGGCCCCGCTCATGTAGCGGCTTCCCGTCTACCCGACACGGCTTCCGGCTTCAGTCGCGCTTTCCCCAACACGGCTACGGCGTTCGTGCGCCTAGTCGCGTCAAAGGATCGCGAAAATGGCTGATACAGCCTTTCAGACTGTCTATCGACAGGAGCACATCAACGCATTCGAGCGCCGGCAGTCGGTGCTTCGCATGCACACCATCACGGAAGCCAACGTGCGCGGCAATCAGGCCGTGTTCCTCGTGGCTGGCTCGGGTGGTTCTTCGGCCGTAACGCGCGGCGTCAACGGTCTGATCCCGGCGCGTGCTGACGATCTGACGCAGAATACCTGCACCCTGTCTGAGTGGCACGATCTCGTGCGCAAGACCGGGTTCAACATCTTCGCGTCGCAGGGCGACCAGCGTCGGATCATGCAGGAAACCACGATGGCTGTGCTCAATCGCAAGATTGACGCTCAGATCATCACCGAGCTTGAAACCGGCACTCAGGATGTCAGCGCGACCGCGCAGACGGCCAGCTTAAACGCCATCACCGGCGTGCTTGCGGCCCTGGGCAACCAGAATGCTGGCGGTGGCTACCTGTGCGCGGCGATCACGCCGGCATTCTATGCCTACCTGCTGCAGATCAAGGAATTCGGTTCTGTCGACTACACGAACAACCGCATCTTTGATCGCACCACGAACGAAGACGCGATGCTCACCTTCAACTGGATGGGTTTTTCGTGGGTTGTTCATACCGGTCTCACCGGCGCCGGCACGTCTTCCGAGACTTGCATTTTCTGGAACAGGAAAGCGATCGGACATGCGGCCGATAGTGCCAACATGACCTCGCTTGTCGGCTTTGACGGTGAGCAGGACTACTCTTGGGCGCGTGCGTCCATGTATATGGGTGCCAAACTCTTGCAGAACACGGGTGTCGTGAAGTTCCTGCACGACGGCTCGGCGTTCGCCACGGTGTAATGGAGGCATAGCCATGGCTTACAGCACTTCCAATCCCCCGCGCCTGATCTCGCAGGCAATCGCCAGCCTTCGCATGTGGGAGTATGCTTCCACCGATGCCGGTACCGTTGTCGACGCGAGCGGGTATTTCACCAACGGCTACGATCTCGGCATGCGCGCCGGCGACACGGTTCGTGTCGTCGACACCGACGCTTCGCCGGTGGCCGTCACCATGCATACCGTCAACGTCTCGGGCACCACAATCGATCTGAGCGATGGCGTTGGTGTTGGCTCGACGAACTCGGATTGATGTCGCCAGACACTTTCCAAGAAGGGCGCTTCGCGGCGTTCTCACCTACGGGCGGCTTCGGCCGCCCTTTCTTTTGGAGGCTTTATGAAGACTCTCAAGGCGCAGGTTCCTGACTTCAAGCTGAACGTCGGCGGGCAGGAATTCAATTCCTGGTTCTACCGGGCGCCGCCTGAAGTGAAACTTGAGAACCTGACCGACCCGGAATTCTGGGCGCATGTGTCCAGGCAGTTGCGACCGCTTGATATCATCGATGTCGTGGCTCGCGACCAGTCCTATGACGCGCAGTATCGCGTTGCCGCCATTATGGGCTTCATCGTGACGCTTCGCCCGCTGCGAACGCCCGTGCGATCGGTTGCGGCAGATGTCGCTTCGCTGTCTGGCGAGGGTGTCGAGGTTGTGGCTCATGGGGCGCGCGTTCAATTTGTTCCGCGCGGCGAACAGCGCTGGCGGGTTCTGACTCCCAGTGGCGAGGTTGTTTCGCATGGCCATGCCACTCGCGAGGCGGCTGAAGCCGCGATGAATGCCTATCTTGCATCGCTCAATCGCATGGTGGCCTGATGGCGACGCGCCTGGAGATATATAACCTCGCCCTGTTCGAATTGGGCGAGGCGCTGCTGGCGTCTTTGTCTGAGAACAGAGAGCCACGCCGCGCGCTTGATGCGGTGTGGCAGAATGGCGTCGAGACATGTCTTCAGGCTGGTGCATGGAATCATGCGAGCCGAACAGTGCGAATTGATGCCGACCCGTCGCTGGCTACCGTCTTCGGCTGGTCATACGTGTTCGCGCATCCCGATGATTGGCTGCGCACAGTTGGCGTTAGTGAAGATGAATATCTGGATTATCCGCTTGATCGGTATCTGGACGAGGGTGGACGGTTCATGGCAGACGTTGACCCGATATATCTCCGGTACGTCAGTAACGACGCCGCGTATGGCTTTGACACATCGCTATGGCCGGCAAACTTTACCGCCTATGTCAGTGCATATTTGGCGAGCCTGATCGCGCCTCGTATCAGAGAGTCGAAACAGGCAGACATGGTGAAACTATCGCGCCTGCGCTTCTCGAAAGCGGCAGCCACTGATGCTGTGGGGCAGCCCACTACGCAGAAACCTGTTGGTCGCTTTGTTCGGGCACGATCCGGTGGCGTATCGGGCAATGGTGAGCGCGGTATCCGCAGCAGGTTGATCGGATGACAACGCGCGGAAACTTCCCGCTTCTGACGTTCCGGGGAATTGTAAGCCAGTCGGCGCTTGCGCGCGTCGATGTCGAGAGGTTGAGGCTTAGCGCCGAGACGATGCGGAATTGGATGCCGCAGACGCTTGGCCCGATGTCATTGCGTCCTGGTTTGCAATATCTCGGCACAACGAAATCCAATGCGACGGCACGCCTGATTCCATTCGTGGCGCAGACATCGGACACGGCGCTGCTGGAATTGACCGATCTCGTGATGCGCATCTGGTCTAACGATACGTTGGTGACAAGGCCAAGCGTGTCCAGCACGATAACGAACGGCAACCTATCGAGTGGTGTTGGCTGGACGACATCGGGATTGTCTGACGCCACGGCGACATTCAACGCGCTTGGGCTGGGGTTTCTTGAACTGAATTGCCCAAGTCGCGGCGGGAAAGTGTTGGTCGGGCAGTCCGTCACTGTGTCTGGTGCTGATCTGAATGTGGTGCATGCCGTCAGGCTCGTTATCATTCGCGGCCCTATAACATTCCGTGTTGGCACGGCGACCGGCGACGACACCTATGTAAAAAGCACGGTGTTGCGCACCGGAACGCACTCGCTAGCGTTCACGCCGACTGGCAATTTCTATGTTGAGATGGAAAGCACGGACGAAGCGTATCGATATATCGACAGCATCACAGTGGAGTCGGCTGGGACGGTGGAGCTTCCCACGCCATGGGTTGCTGCCGATCTTGAGAAGATCAAATTCGATCAGTCTGCTGACGTGATGTTCATCGCCTGCGATGGATACCAGCAACGACGAATAGAGCGGCGCGACAACAATAGCTGGTCTGTGTGTCTGTACGAGACGTCGGATGGACCATTTTTTGCGACGCGCGGTGCGAAGGTGCGCATGCGTTCGTCCGGCCTGACATATGGCTCGACGCAGTTGATTACGGACGGGCCGTTTTTCAAGGCAGAACAGGTTGGAGCGCTCTTCCGGATATTCGCCAACACACAGGTGTCGACGGTCAGCCTTGCGCGCGAAGGCACATATACGATGGTGATCCGCGTCTATGGCAATGGCGCATCCGAACGGACGGTCAACATCACAACGTCTGGAACGTGGTCCGGTACATTGACGCTTGAGCGCAGTTTCGATGGCGAGGACAGCGGCTTCAATGGTTTCTATCAGACTGGCGTTAACGTCACGACGACAAAGGACTTGGTTGTAGACAACACGGAGATGTGGGTACGCATGGGCTTTCGTCCTGGCGAATACACATCCGGCACCGCTACAGTCACATTATCCTACGTTGGCGGTGGACGCTTCGGAATAGCGCGTGCTCTCAGTTTCACGTCATCGACGGCGATGGAAGCCGAGATTTTGCGTCCCATGCCAACGACCGCATTTACCGATGATTGGCGCGAAGGCATGTGGTCGGACAAGTCTGGCTGGCCGACAAGCGTGGCGTTTTATGAGGGACGTCTATGGTGGTTCGGCCGGAATGCGATCTGGGGCAGCGTAAGTGATGCCTATGACAGTTTCGACGAAGAGGTTGATGGCGACTCAGGGCCGATCAACAGGACGATAGGCTCAGGGCCGGTGGATACAATCAATTGGGCGCTTGGCATGCAGCGTCTGTTGATCGGCACGGCGGGGTCGGAAATCTCCGTGCGCTCTACGTCATTCGACGAACCACTAACCCCGACTGCATTCAACCTGAAAAACGCCTCGACGATCGGCAGCAGCAATGTCGTGTCGGCGGTAGCTGTTGATCAGCGCGGTATCTTCATTGGCCGCGATGGCGCGCGCATCTGGCAGATGTTTTTCTCGGCGGATGGCAACGACTACGAGTCCAAGGAAGCCGACATCCTTTGGCCGGAAGCGGGCGGTGACGGCATTGTCTCTGTAGCGGTCCAGCGCCAGCCTGATACGCGCGTTCATTTCGTGCGCGAGGATGGCATGGTGGTAGTTCTAACATGGGTGCCGACAGAGGAAATCTCGCCGTTCGTCGAGATAGAGACGGACGGCACGATTGAAGAGGTCTGCGTATTGCCGGCATTGAGCGAAGACGCGGTATACTACGTGGTAGCGCGCACGATCAATGGGGCAACGGTCAGATACCTTGAGAGGATGGCGAAACGCAGCGAAACGCTAGGTGCATCTAATACGCGCCTGTCCGATGCCTTTGCCGTCTACAATGGAGCGGCAACGACTACGCCAACAGGGTGGTCGCATCTGATTGGCGAGACTGTGTGCGTATGGGCGGATGGCATTGATGTAGGAACGCAGGCGGTTGATGCGGGCGGCGGTCTGACGTTATCAGTCGCTGCGTCGTATGTCGTTGCCGGCCTGCCCTATACGGCTTTGTTCAAGTCGGCCAAGTTGGCGTATGGGGCGCAGGCTGGCACGGCGCTGATGCAGAAAAAGATCATTGAGCAGGGCGGCGTCATCTTGAAAGACACGCACGCTCAAGGCTTACAGATCGGCCGCGATTTCGACTATATGGATGATCTGCCACTAACGCGCGCCGGCGCGACAGTGGATACAGACAGCATCATATCCGTTGACGAGCAGATGACGGCTTTCCCCGGCACATGGGACACGGATTCCAGGCTATGCCTTCGGGCAGAATCGCCGCGTCCGTGCACCGTGCTGGGCGTTGTCCTTGGCATCAAGGAAAGCGACAGAACATGAGCGGCCTTGACGATAAACGCATTCCGGGTCGCACAATGGTGCCAATGCCTTTTGATCCGGAAGGCGCCGACTATGATTACGAAACGGCACGCGCGGCTGGAATAGAGCCAGATGCTGATGGGCATTGGGCGTCGCGTGACCCGAGAACGGGCATGCTCCTAAAAGGCCGGACTCATCCGACGTTTTCAAAAGGCGTCGCAGTAGATGAAGAGATGGGATACCGCCTCTCAAAGAGGGACGGCAGGTATTATACAACCAAGGACTGATGCCGAGTGACAATAGACATCCGCCCCGCAACCGAGAGCGATTTAGTCAGGTTCTTTGACGGCAAGCCAGCCGCGCTCTCACATTGCCGCGCCATGGCATGGGTCGGTGTCGATGGAGAGGATGTGCTTGGGGTCGGGGGCGTGCTGTATCATTCAGATGGTGGCGTTACAGGCTTTTTGAACGTGTCGGATGAGGGGCGCAAGCATGCTGTGACGCTACATCGCGCCGCGTTGCGAATGTTGACGGAATGGAAGAATGCGGGGCACAAGCGACTCGCCATCACGATCGATAGGAACATACCAAAGGCCGAAGCTTGGGCGCGACGCTTGGGATTCGAGCCATTGCATGACGAGAGTGGCCTATGGGTATTGAGAGGATAGACGCATGTCAGGCATAGAAACTGTGCTGGGCGTCGCGGGGGCGGTCGGCTCACTCGTGTCCGGCATCAGCAGTATTGCTGGCGGCTCGGCGCAAGCGGAGCAGGCAAAATATCAGGCGCAGGCTCTCAAACAGCAGGCGGATATGGAGCGCGCTGCGGCCAATCGCGAGGCCATGCGCAAGCGGAAGGAGGCCGACCGCATCGCGTCCGGACAACAGGCTGCCGCTGCGGCGAGTGGCGGTGGCGCGACTGATCCGACCGTGCTGGACATCATGGGCGAGACGGCTGGCGAAGGTGAGATTCAGGCGCAGGAATTGCAGTATGGCGGCGAAGTGCGTGCGGCCGATCTGATGAATCAAGCCGCGATGATCAAGGCCGCTGGTAAACAGGCGAAGACGGTCGGGATTGTTCGCGGCGCCGCGTCGATCCTAAGCGGTGGCTCCAAGTTATATGACAAATTCAATCAGCCCGAGACAATCACACGGTATGGCGGTGGCGGCATGGATGCCTATGGGCGTCCGGTGTCCAGGCGGTATGGCTGATGGCTGTCAAATTACAAGATGAAGCCGCGCTTGGGCGCGCGCCCGGCATCCGTGTTGCGCGCAGTGTCCCGTCCGGTGACGTGACGGAACTTGCGCGCGCTGGGCAGGCTATATCGCAGGACTTGACCAAGATCGGCGGTATATTCGAAAAGCGAGTTAATGATGCGGATGCATTCGATGCGCATGCTCGCCTGATTGATTTTCAGGATCAATGGACAAAAGCGCTGATGGATCGGCAACAGAAAGCTGAGCCGGGCGCGGCTGGATTCGCGGATGCTATCAAGGGCGATTATATCGAAGGCGCCAAGGAATTTTTCGCGACACTCCCAAAGCATCTGCGAGCGGAGTATGACGGTAGATTGCGATTGCTTGAATCGCGTCTGACGACCGCCGCGAAACAGTTCCAGGACAAAGAGAGCGAGCGCTTCACGCTTGGCCGTATCGATGACGCGACCGGCAAGCTGGCGACGCAGACGCATCAAAATCCGGCGGCAGTGTCGCGTGCGTTGAAAGAGGCAGAGGACTTGATTGATGCGTCAACGCTGTCGCCGCAGCAGAAGGAAATCCAAAAGCGAAAGTACCGAGAGATACTGTCCATTGCCGGCGTACAGGGCGACATAGACTCAAGCCCGGATAGAGCGCTGGAATGGTCGCGCGCGCCGTTTCGTGGAGCATACGCGGACAAGTTGGGCAAGCCTGAGAGTGGCAATGACTACGGCGTCAAGCCTAATGCGGATTCTGGCGCGCGCGGGCGTTATCAGTTCATACGAGACACGTTCGTGCCATTAGCAAGAGAGGTAGAGCCGGAA